TAACATCAGTAGAGACGGAACCCGACACCGACGAGAACGAAACCGAAGAAGAAACTACAGAAACCCCAGAGGAGTCACCCGTCATGGAAAACCAAGCACCAGTAGTCGAGGCATCAACACCTACAGCTCCTTTGTGGGCAACTGCTAAACCACAATTTAAGTTGCCAACACCTAGCGAATACATCGCAGCAATGGCAGCAGGCACCACCGCGTTTGCTGAAATGAACGCACGCATTAAAGCAGCTGCGCCAGACATCACCACCGCCGATACACCCGGTATCTTGCCCGAAGTTATTACCGGCAGCGTGTACGACTCGCTTAACCCAATTCGCCCGTTTGTTAGCGCCATCGGTACAAAAGCAATGCCAACCGCTGGCGCAACATTCCGCCGTCCAAAAATCACGGTACGTCCGACAGTTACACAGCAGCCAACCGGCCAATTGAACGCGCTCGACCCATCAACCGTGACCGTTGCAAACAACGACGTAAGCAAACTTACTTTTGGAACTTACGTAACCGTTTCGGAACAAGACCTTGACTGGTCAGACCCCGCTTCAATCAACATCATTCTTGAGCAGTTGGCAATCGCTTACGGCCAAGCAACCGACAACTACGCAGTAGACCAGTTGGTAGCACAAACCACACAAACCGAAACGCTGGCCAGTTTCTCGGGCCAAGACATCGTTGAGGCCGTTTACGGTGCAGCGTTCCAAATCTCTAACACCAGTAACTACTTGCCAACACACTATTTTGTGTCGCCAGTAACTTGGGCAAAACTTGGTATGGCCGTAGACGGCGACAATCGCCCAGTGTTCCCATTTGTTGGCGCACCCGGACTTGGTGGCTACAACGCAGCCGGCACACAGTCTGCAACTTCATGGAACGGCAACCCATTGGGCTTGTCGCTCGTAGTTGACAAAAACATGTCTGGCGGAACCACGACCGGCACACTTTCTGGTGTAGTTGGTCATGCCGCTGGTGCAGCCGCTGGCTTCGAGTTCTACGAGCAAATGAAAGGCGCAATCTCAGTAGACGTACCAAGCACGCTTGGCCGCACTATTGCGTTCCGTGGTTACGCAGCTGTCTTTATGGCAGACGCAACCAAGTTTGTCAAGCTCGTAAACGCATAACCCGAAAGGCGGGCTACCGCCATGGCGGTCTACACAATTACGCACAAGCAAATCGTTGATAACTACGGCGTTTTGCAACTGCTCACTAACGCGCTGGTACAGCCCGGCGACAGCATCACAGTGGCGGCCGTTGACGCAACATTCAACGGTACGCGCACTGTGTACGCATGCCCGCAGTTTTATTACTTAGGCGTGGACGAGTACGGCGACCTGCTTTATAACTATGACTTGCCGATACAAAATCAAGTCTTGTTTGCTTTAACGGCGGCAGACGTCGAGCGCGGCCCAGCTACAGGAACGCTAACTTTTTCGCCTAGTTGCACGTGGATTACAGCAACACAAATTGAGGACTGGTTAGGCATCGGTACCGCTACGGTCGCCGACACAACATTCTTGACACAATGCGCGGCAGCTGCAAATGCGTTTTGTTTTCGCCGCCGGCAAGAGGCTGGTTACATTGACGCATTGGCAACTAGCCCAAGCGGTGACGTAACGCTCGGAACTATCCAATATGGGGGCATGTTATATAGGCAGCGTGGCAGCATTGACTCGTTCGCCAGTTTTGGCGACGGTGGCGCGGTAACCGTTACAGGCCTCTCAGGCGTCATCAAACAACTGCTTGGCATTGACAGACCGCAAGTGGCCTAGCGCATGCCAGTCACCTTTACAGACCTCTTTAACGAGGCTCTAGACGACCTAGTAGCGACGCTTACGGCAGTTAGCGGGCTTCAAGTAGTCAACGACCCGCGCAACCTTGTGCCGCCATGCGTTTTCATTGACGCGCCAACATTCGAGGCGTTTAACTTCAACATTGTAAAAATGCTTTTTCCAGTGCGCTGCATCACTCTTGGCCCAAACAACTTAGACGCGCAACGCTCACTTATGAACCTTGCCGCCAAAGTTATTGGCGCTAAAGTTGGTGTGCAGGACGGCCGCCCAACCATCGCCATTATTGGTGGTGCTGAGTATCCGGCCTACGACTTGACTATAGCCATGCAGGCCCAAACCGGTTAGGAAAAACATGTACGTAGTAAACAGTCCCAGAGTCGGCATCGTCGGCGAACCTTTTAACCCAGACGGCCACGACGTCGCCTACCTTTTGGCTGGCGGTTTCATTGTCGAGAAATCACACACTAAGCCCGCAAAATCTGCTAAAACAGAACTAGAAGAAACACCCGAGGAGTAAACCCCATGCCTACCAGTACCTATCTCTCAAACCCAGACGTTCTCATCGGCGCGGTCAACGTGTCAGACCAATGCACAAGCGTAACATTGAACTACACGGTAGAAGCACTCGAAAGCACCGCATTTGGCGGCACTGCTCGCGTTTACACCGCTGGCCTACAGTCCAACGAACTTACGCTAACAATGTATGCGAGCTACGCAGCGAGCGAGTCCTACGCAACATTGGCACCACTGGTCGGCACACAAATTGCAACTATTATCGTTTCGCCAGCTGCACCATCAACACCCGGTACGTACTCGGCCACAAACCCCGGCTTCACTATCTCGGGCGGATATCTTGAAACACTGCCAAGCATGAACGCGTCAATGGGCGAACTAGCCACCATGGATATTGTTATTCGCGGCGGCACCTACACCGTAGACGTATCCTAAAAACAAATAAGCTGAAAGGTAGCCCGACATGCAGTTAAGGCTAAAAGTACAACGACAAAACGAAGACGCCTACGAGGTAACCACTAACCTCGCTGTCATTGTCGCATGGGAAAGGCGTTTTAAGCGTCGCGCCAGTGACTTAGGCTCGGGCGTTGGCATGGAAGACTTAGCTTTTATGGCTTACGAGGCCAGCCAACGCTCCGGCATTATTGTGCCCGCTTCGCTTGACGCGTTTATTAACACTATTGAGAACCTAGAAGTAGTGGATAGCGAGCCAGCAACTTTTACCGTGCCGGAACTATCCGGCGACAGTTAGCAGAGCTTCTATTACACACTGGCTGGTGGCCCCCAAGTGTAGACTTTGAGTTACCAGACTTAGCCACCGTCATAGATGTACTCGAAAGGCAGCGTAAACAAAATGCCCGCTAGCGCGTCTTATCAGGTTTACGGTATCCAAGAGGCCTTGGCAGAAATAAACAAAGTTGACCGCGTTTTACGCCGGCAAATTACTAAAGACATTCAGTCTGGCGCTGGCACTCGACTTGTTACAGCTGCGCGCTCGTTTATTCCCACGGCCCCGCCATTGTCGCGCATGGTCAATGGCAACATGATTAAAGGCCGCGACGGCACGGGCTGGTCACGCGCCCGTGTTCTCGCTGGCATACGCACCGTGGTTGGCAAACGTGGCCAGCGTGCCCGCACTATAAGGTTCTCTAACGGCCGTACAGCCGATTTTAAGGCGACCCAATACCAGTTACTAGTTCTACAGCAGCGAGACGCAGCCGGCGCAATCTGGGACCATGGCGGCATCCAGCGTGGCGGCCAGTTTGTAACCAACCTCATTGCTGAAGGCGAAGCCGTCGGCCCACGTACAGCGCCCCGCGCACTACAACCAGCCGCCGAAAGTGTGCTACCCGCCGTCGAGGATGAGGTAGGCAAGATAGTTGAGCGCGTTATGACTATTGTTAACCGTAACCTAGTAACAACGAGAGCGCGCTAACTATGGCTATCAACATCCCCATTATTTCAAGCCTGAACACTAAAGGTTTTGACGCAGCAAAAAAAGAGTTTGCCAGCCTGCAAGGTTTTGGCGCTAAGTCTGGTTTCTTGCTACAAAAAGCCATGGTTCCCGCTGCTGGCGCGGTCACCGCATTGGCTGGCGGTTTGGCCATGGCCGCTAAAGCCGCTATTGCCGATGAGCAGAGTCAGAAACTTTTAGAAACACAGCTGCGCGCAACGCTCGGGCCTAACCAAGCCTTAGCCGACTCTATGGCCGACTTTGTAGACCAAACACAATTAGCAACTGGCGTGGCCGACGATGAGCTACGGCCCGCACTTGCCGGCTTAGTACGTTTTACCGGGGACGCAGCGAAGGCTCAAGAGTTATTAACGCTCAGTATTGACGCGTCAAAAGCCACGGGTAAAGACTTGGTGGCAGTTTCTACCGCTATCGGTAAAGCATATGACGGCAACTTTACTGCACTAAAAAAGTTGGGCGTACCGCTCGACGAAAACATAATCAAAACAAAAGACTTTAAGGCTGCACAAGAAGCACTTACCGCACAGTTTGGTGGCGCGGCAGCCGCTAACGCCAACACCTACGCAGGCCGTTTGCAAATACTCAAAATACGTTTTGACGAAATGGTAGAAGGCATCGGTTACCGCGTGCTACCAATTCTCGGGCAACTACTTGACTACGTAGACAAACTCATAAAGATTATGGACGAACGCGGCCTAGGCGGCGTAATTAGCGAACTTGGCGGAAAACTACGCCGATTTGTTGACCCGTTCCAAGCACTCGAAGACGCAATACTTCGCAACGTAGACCAGACCGACGGTCTAATAGACAGGTTTAAGCAGACCGGGGTAAACATTGTCAACCTTGGCAGCGGTTTCCTTAATTTTGGCGGCAAGGTACTTGGCGTAAACCTTAACCTTGGCAAACTCAAAACCGAGCTAGACAAAACTAACGACGGTTTAGCACTAGCCTACGCCAACACTCGCGCATGGTCAGAAACTATTTTGCAGCTTGACGCAGACCAGAAACGCGCCAACTACCAAAAAGCCGTAGACATTGAACAACAACGCCTAGCAAACCTAGAGATATCCAAGAGCACTGCTAGCACTGACAAGGCAGCAAAAGCCGCTAAACGTGCCGCAGCCGAGACCGCCAAGCATGCCGAGGCAGTACGCACACTCAAAGAGTCCTACGACAACGCGGTGCAGACGGTCAAAGACAAGTTCGCCCCCGCAATCATGCGCGCCAATGAACAACTAACCAAGGCAACCGACAACTACAACGCTTTTTACAACGCAACTGCCGACGTTGTGCGCGGCATATTTAATGTTGGCGACGCATTTACTACAGCAAAAGACAACCAAGAAGCATTTAATAAAG